ATCTGCGGAAGTGCTGTAATCAGACTTATAAAAAGCTGTATCCCTGCGGAAACAAGCTGTGGAATTGCTGTCAAAAGAGCCGTAATGATACCGACAATTATTTCGGGAATCGCCTCAACCAATTTTTCGATGATGGTTGGAAACGCATCCACTATGGCTAATACTATGGTTATTACCGCATTTATTATCTGCGGAATAGCATTTAGTATGAAATCAACGATGCCCAATATGAGGTCGGGAAGCATTTCCAAAAACAGTGGAAGTCCCTCATTTAATATGGATTCCGCCAAGGTCATTATTAATTCAAGAACGGCCGACAAAATGGTCGGAAGCTCGCTTACTAATTGCATTATGAGACTCATTATGCCTTCCACTAATAATGGAAGAAGCGTAGGTATGGCTTCCGTTAGGCCGCTCAAAATGCTCGAAACCAGGCTTATCACGGTATCGAGAACGAGTGGAAGGTTGGAAATTACCCCTTCCAACAGACTCTCTATTACAGTTAATCCCGTTTCAAGGACGGCAGGCAGATTTTCAAGGATCGAATTTGACAGAGATTCGACTATGGTTAGTCCCGTACTCATCAAGTCTGGAAGATGGCTCGTTATACCTTCCAAAGCTGATGAGATTCCATCTGCTATCTTTTCAGCCGCCTCGTCATAATTTCCGGAAAACAAATCCGTCAGACCGCCCATTACCTCGGTTATGGACGGGAGAAATTCTGACATAAGATTGTTTTTAAGGCCTTCGAAAGCTGTTCCGAGGTCTTGTAATTGGTCTTGATACCCTGCGGAAGCCTTTACCGCTTCGTCTGACATTACTCCGCCAAGCTCGTGAACACGATCCTTCATGGCCTGCGTATCTTCTGCGGAAGTGTTAAGCAGCGCACCGAGTTCCGTAGCACCACGTCCAAGAAGCTGTCCGGCAATATAAGTTCTCTCGGTACTCTCGCCCATTCCCTGTAAGCCACTTATAACAGCGGCAAACAGATCTTCCTGCGACATGGTAGCAATCTGTTCTTCGGTGATCCCAAGCTGTGCGAATGCCTCATTTCCGTTAAGGGCAGCAGTCGCCATAGTTTTCATCGAAGCCTTGAGGGTTTCCATAGAAGTACCGGAATGCTGCATTACCGCATCCCATTCCTGGTATGCTTCTGCGGAAATTCCCATCTTCTGCGACATTTTGTCAATCTCGTCGCCGTAAGAAGAGACTTCCGTTAAACCACTTACAAAAGCTGTGGATAGACCGCCGATTGCCGTAGCTATACCGCCAACAATTGCACCGCCGGTCCCGAGAGCTTTAGCGAATGAATTACCGAAAGACTTACTCGAAGTGCTTCCGGCATCACCCATAGCATCAGATATTGATTTTGATATTCCCTCCGTCGAGGGTGCAAGTTGGAAATAATAGGTTCCGATAGTGTCAGCCATAGCCTAACCTCATTAGATAGAGTTCCATCTGTTCTGAAACTCCTCGAAAGTCTCAAATGTATCGTATTCTTGCTGTTTTGGCTCTCCAAGAAGAGCTTGCAAGATTGATTTCGGTCTGTTTTTGCCCTTTTGGGCATCTTTGGTCTGCGCCCAGCTCTGAAAAGCCAATTCATCAGCTATCTTTGCGAGTAGTATTTGGTTAACTGTCAAATTTGACTTAGTAATACGTCGCTTGATCCTTGATTCATCCGGCAATCCAAAAACAAGAGTACCCACCAATACAGGCGAGTACCCTTGATAATTGAATATTCCGTATGTTTCCGCAAGGTCGCAGATCATTAAATCCTCGCAATCGCTTATCACGAAGGCGAGGAAGAGGAGTTTTTTGCTTTAACGGAGTTCATTATGTCGATTATCTCCGCTGTGAGCTTCTCAATTGGAGCGTAACCTTTGTTCTTTTTGATAAGATGATCCATAAGGTCGTCCACTTTGTCACCGAGTAAGAGTGTCAGAGCTTCGTCAACTCCCTTAAACCTCTCAACGGTGTTCGTGGTCTCCTGCATCTTCACAAGGGCTTTTGTAAGTCTCCAATCGTTAAGCATCTTTTCGTCCACCTCGAAAGAGAAGCCTGTTTTTGTTTTTCCACCTATCATAGTCTTTTACTCCTATTATTATGCTGCCTTAAGGTACTCATAGTGATATACTCCGGTGCTATCGGGTACATCGGTGATCGTGATCTCGTAGCCAACAGCTTCATCATCCTTGTAGGAGATTGTTCCGAGTTCCGAGATTGTTCCGTTAGGAATAACGATTCTCTTTTTGCGATTTCCACGCATGAGCATATCAATAACCCATGAGCCTGATCCCATATCATCTGCGGTAACCTGTACGGTGATGTTTCCGTCGTTGTCAACAGTAACGTTTGAGTCACCATAAACAGCCTTAAGGACATCAGCGTTAAGTACCTCAATGAGAGTAAGTCCGAAGCTATCCGGTCTGTCAGTCTGCATATTGAGAACGGTATCACCGCCCCAAGCCTTGACCTTATCGCTCTCGGGAGAGTTGTCGTTGGTAAGTCCGTCTTCTGATACATAGCCGAGGGCCTTGAAAGCATTATCAAGGGCTGTGTCAGCATCAGTAGGAAGAGCTGTGCCGAGAGGAGCAAAGAAGATCGCTCCCGACTTGGCAGGCTTACCCGTTGTTACGTTAGTAGCTATATTTGCCATTTTTATTCCTCCGTGTAAGTGATGTTAAAATAACACCTGTAACGATATTTCTTAAGAGTAGTGTCAAAAGCATCATTTCCGCCGCCTAATCGGCTCGCTGAAACATTCGCAAGATCCGTGATATCATACATAGCTTTTCTGACAAGCTCATCCAGAAGACCAGCGTTAAGTTTTGAGGTAGAATAGGAATAAAACTCGATTGTGACCGCATCAATCAGATTTGCACGGTCCCGATCAACGACTGTGAAAAGGATATATTCGCTCGGAAGTACTTTGGGAGTCTCAAGGTAGATCTCCGACATATTAAGTTTATCTTTGAGGTAATCAAGGACTATCTTTTCTATCATTGTTCTTTACCTTTTACCCATACACGTTGGGTTCCTACATACTCCGTCTCAATCTCGCCGAGCTTTGCCGCTTCATTCCGTGCTATTTGTAACACTTCTTGAGACTTTAGCATCTTTCCGACTGTCGCCTTATTGAGTTCAAATCTACCCTTCGATTCTTTCAAGATTTACCTGCCTATTCCAATCAAGCGCAAGTGGAATATTCTCGGGAGTATACTCCATTATGTCGCCGATTGTCTTAAATGTTCCCTTGTTGGGAAGGATCACTTCGGTGTCAAACCAATTGTGCGTATCACCTTTAGGAATGCAAAGATAATAAGTTATCCTCGCCCCGTGTGCCGTCAGAGTGTTTTCAATATCCGTTGAGGTTGGCCTACAAACAAGCACATTGTCGATAGTTTCCCACCTTTCCGAATAAATTGGCTGTCCGAAAGCATCTGTTCCCGTCTGGGTATTCACTTTTAGGCTTACTGATTCGCCCTTGATTCTTGCCATAGCCGTACACTCCCTATCTGCTGATTGAGAAGCCCGAGCCGTTTCAGATCCGAATAAAGGATTGCATTAGCTATCCCACCGCCCGGTACTGCGTAAGTACCCGACCAAGAATAACCTCCGGCTGCTTGGCTTTCCTGTGTCATAGCGTCGCCCGTAGTAGTCTGCCTCAACACTCTAGCTACCACATCGACAGTAACGAGCTTAACCACGCTCTCATAAGTGGTACTGTCAGCAACCATAGCATCAAGGTCCTTGCCTACCTTTGTGGCTTCATTCCGTAAAGCATCAGAAACAAGGGGCAGAAGTGCCGCCGCTCTTGTCTGTTCGTCTGCTGTCAACGGTCGCCATAGGATTTGTATATCTTCAACTGTTGCGAATGCTTCACTACTCATTTCTTTTTACCTTTTGCTGTCGGGGTTTTCTTCTCAACCTTCGGTGCTTCCGTGGTGGTCTCGGGAGCCTGCGCAGAGGCTTTCACCTCCACGCAATCTTCCGATTTAATCACACATTTGGTTGAAAATTCTATCCCGGTCTTAATGTTCCGGTAAACCATTATCACTCTGCCTCGATCCTTGCGAAAGCAGCGGGAACAAGGATGCCCCATCCGATGTATGCCTCACCACGAAGGTATACCTGATTGTGTCCCTTAAGATCGCCGTCCTCGGAGTTGTCGGGGTTACCATATTCGATCACTTCAATAGGAATATTCTTGGAATAGCCCCACTTGAAGAAGTCAGCAAAGTTGCCTACATAAGCTCTGTTTTTATTGCTGTTTGCGCTTACGGTAGAGTTGGTATCAACAGGAAGTCCACGAAGGGTTCCGGGAGTAGCACCCCATCCAAGCTCGGGGAAGAGAGGCTCGTTTGAAGTGGTGCCTGCCTTCATTCCAGCAAGTGCGCTCTTGAAAGCAGGAGCCATAGCCATACCGGTTACTTCGTGCTCTGCTGCGTCGATAAGTGCGATAGCTGCATCAACGTTTGCATCAGGTGCGGAAGCATCATAAGTTACTTCGTTAGTAACAACATCGTCGAAGTTCTTTCCGGAAAGTACAGAAGCGGTAGATCCGGTACGAGGATTAACACCATGAAAAGCCATGATATCAAGACCACGAGCGGCCTTCTTTGCAAAGCCTTCTGCGAATGCACGAAGATACTGAAGTCTTACTTCCTCTGACGCATATCTAAACTCGTCAGATACTCTCATTCCGTACTCAACCTTAACAGGTGTCATGTGTACTGGCTCAATAGTTCCACCGCCGTTTGCCTTTGCGCCGTTCTCACCAACAAGGTTAACCTCGCTGTCAAAATTAAATGTGAATACGTCCTGTCCGTTAAAAGGAATAGGCTCGGAAGCAGAAAGTCTTGCGAGCGAAGATTTGCCCCTTACAAGATTAACCATCTCAGATACGAGCTGTACGGGAAACAGAGTTCCCTTAGTAAGTGTAGATCCCATAGTTTTTTCTCCTTAATTCTGTTCGATTTGCTGATTTATACCGGCGAGAAGCTGACTATATGCCGCATCTGTGGCAGCAGTCCCTCCGGTACTTGTTCTTGTATCGTTCGAGTACAAAGGCGGTGCTGACTTCGGGTTTAAGAGTGCCGAAATACTTTCAGCATCCTTAAGAAGATCCTCTTCCGTCTCACCGATCAGACGGTCGGCAAGCTCATACGGAAGCCCCTTCTCAACGGCAATTTTGCCTTTGAGGTACCTTGTCTCGGCTACCTTTGCTCTCTCTTCGATCTCGGTTACTTTTTTGGAAGCCTCGATTGATTTATCTCTTTCAGCTTTCAAAGCCTCATTCGCTTCTTTGAGTTTTCCCTCATATCCGCTTGTGAGTTCCTTGATTTCATCCGGAGAGCGATAGTCCTTAAAGCGTTCAGAAACTTCACGTTCCTTCTGCTCAAGTCTCTTCTGGATCATCTTGTCGAAATCTTCCTGTGTTTCAATAGGTTTAAAATCTGCCATTTTGAATCTCCTCTTTTACTGTGAGTTAACATAGTTTTTTATTAAAAAAGCACCCCCGAAGGAATGCTCTTTAATACTGTATTTTTTGTGGTGTTACTTCCTTTGCGGTGGAAGCCAACCAAAAGGCTAATATTGCGGACTCCATAAGGGAAACGTCGTAAACTTCCGATAAGGACTTATATCCGAAGCCGCCTTGCGTTCCGATTGCTCGCTTATCGCAATTCGTTACGGATGATATCAAGGACTGCTGCCCTCTGTGGCATATCTGCTTAAGAGCAATACCCTGTTCCCACATGGCATTAGCTGTGATGATATCCTTTACTGTCGGAAGTATCGGCTTTTGGAATCCAAATTCCTTCATGGCATTCGCCAGGATTATTTGACCGTTAGCTCCGTCAATAGCGACCTTATCAATCTTGGGGTTATGTAGGAAATCGAAGATCCATCCATTACCCTCTTTAATAGGTCTACAATCAATCGACTCAACAAATACTCGATCATCTTCCGTCTTGACAGCTATTGAAACGGCTACGTTTCGTCCGTCGTGTCCGTACTTGATTCCGAGATATCGTTTATCCTTGATCTTCGGGAGCTTATCAACCTTAAGTGCGTTCCATTCTGCCTCTGATATGATTGACTGTTGACTGTATTCAAGCCATAAGCCTAATCTTTGAATATTGAAATCATCAATTCCGTTAGAAAGCTCAGCTCGGATGTTCCTCTCTTTCAGAATCTGCCCGAGAGAGGGGTTAAACTCATACCAATTGTCAACGTTTTCAATATCTTCGGTACGCTTTTCGATAGCCCATTCAGCCCAACCGACTTCTTCCGGTGCGGTCCCTTGGTGGACTCCCTTCCGTACTCTTCCAAATACATCACCGTTGCTTGTCGCCGTTGGTGGTGTTCCGACCATTATAATTTGTGGATTCGGGGAAGCACTTACGGTATAGGATAAAGCGGATTCTTGCTTTGAAGTATACTCTTGAGCTTCGTCAATTATCAGAAGGTCAAAGCCTTCACCAAGCCCGCCATTATCAGTCCGTGTCCTAAAGTCGATTATCCCGCCACCGCTTATCTCAATATGCTCAAGGCCGTACTGTTTCGATGCAAAGAAAGACTTTTCCGGCATTTCCTTTTTCTTCCGGGAATGTTCGGCATAGCCTGCCTTCTTTAAAAGCGTATACAGTCGATTGAAAGCATCGTGTGAGGTAGTTGTGCGGTGTGCCGTATGGCATATCTTTTCGCCGAGGTTAATGATTCCGTCAAACTCTCGTGCCGCCAGGATCTCGCCTTTACCATTTCGCCTGGATAAACTTATGCCGTACTTCATGTATTGCCATAAGCCGTCCGGTAAGACCGCCATAATTGCCTTGATTTGGATTTCTTGCCATTTCATTAAGGCTTGTTCGGTCTTTTTGTAAAGGTCAATAGCCTCTTTGCCTTTGGTTTTCTTATAGCTCACATTGGTAAAAGTAGGAGTCTCTCTTCCGAGTCTCTCCATTCTTCTACCTCCGTATTGCTTTTTCTATTAGTGCTTTTCGTTCATCGGCACTCATTGTCGGCATCTTGGTTTCCCTCCGGGCCTTAAGTTCTTCCGCAGAAGGTTCCCATTTTTCTTTGCTCCATACATTCTGGTTATAACCTTTTTCAGACTTGTATGTTACATCACACCTACAATATTCGTGCCGTTGATAGATTTCTTTCGGCTCCTGTCCGTATTCCCATTCGCCTTCCAGATCAGCGCACCACTCACAACAATTTGGCTCGGCTACCCTTGTGATGATCGTCTTAAGCCCTGCATCTTGTCGAAATTCTGCATTCTTTCGGATAAAATCATCAAAAAAGGCTTCTGTATTGTTGACTATCGGCTCATTAAGCCAATATACAACATCAGAAAAATCGTCGTAGGAAGTCATTTTATCAATGAGACCCTTGACTCTTGCTTTCGGAAAGTCTGCTGTGACAGCTTTAAGTCCGATCCCGTCAGCCGTATCGACTAACGCTTGGATCTGCTCTGACATTCCATTAACCAACTTGTAATTATTCTCAAGTGCCGGTGTTATTGTTCGTTTGGCTATGTTAAAGTACAATGTTCCGTCCGGGAGCGTTGCGGCTGTTAAATTCTGCGTTAACGCTTTTGCCAAGTTCTCTCCGACATATTGAGAGTAGCGGTGCGCATCTATAAGCGTTGCGGTTCCGTCCCGAAGCCGTCTGTCAATCCTCATTATCCGTCTATCCGATAACATCCGTGTTTGGAATGTTGATTGGATAGATTCGTTGAGGCTTGGCACAACGTCTACCGCCATATTATCCACTCCTATTCCCCACCAAATATAAGCATAATAAAAGGAGCCGAGGTGGAATCGACTCCTCACGGTTGCGCTACCGTGTTATGCTACATTAAGCCACTTGGCTAAATGCCTGTTAATTCAAATAGCTTATCCTGATCTATATATCCGGGTATCGCCGTCTCAATCTTTCCGATAGCATCACCAATGCCGCCGAGCATTGAAACATCAGCAGGGAAGGCAGGCATCCAAACAGGCTCCGTTAAGTAGAGCTGTGAGCGACTGTACTTCACATTGTCTCTAATACAAGCAGCAAGATATCCGGCGTTCTTTAAACCGACTCCAAAAGTGGTCTGCGCTTTCCGAGCCGTAAGCCTTAAGTTCTCATGTGATGCTTTTATAGCTTCATAGCTTGACGGGTTACTCTGCGGGAATCCTAAATCATCAAGCGTCAATCCAACTTCTCCGGCAAAGAGTGAAGCAAACATTTTTAGCTGTTCAATATGGGGGGCCATGCTCTGCTGTGTAAACTGTCCGACCTTCACATGGTCCGTTCCGTCCTGGTTAAGACTAAACTTAAGCATCGAGGACATGGCTGCCATCCACTTATCCATCGTCTCGGCTGACTGATCGA